AGTTCGATGACCATAGGATCTCCGTACGCTTTTGCCATATCGATTGCCCGATTGTAATTAATCTTATTCATACTGGCAAAGTTTTGATAATTTTTAAGAACCGCCCGTGCAGTTTCTTCCGATGCTGTTGCGAGAGTCGCAAGGTGCATTCCCGGCTCAACGTTAAATGCGTCACCAGCAATTTTGTTAAACGATGCAATAGCTTCTTCCTGAGCTCTTCGTGCCGGTCCCCCAATAAAAGGTAACTGACCGAATACCCGGTTTAGCTTTTTAATAAAAGACCCACCGAGATGGTTAGGATCCGCCAACATAATCCAGTTTGCAGGAAGATTTTTATTTCTAGCAATGACGGATAAATTTCTTGAGTACTGTGTTTCTAATCCAAACATTTTTCTTAACGCATAAGCGCCCCCCGACATCATTGGTCCTAAAAGTTCTGCTCCTGCACCCCATGTCAATCCTACTCTAAAATCATTCAGAGATCTGACCAACTGATTTTTTTCAGACATTTCTTTATAGGTTTTATCTCCTACCTTCGCTTTTAAATCGAGTAGATCCCTAGTAATTTCATCCGCCATATCATAGGCTAGACCTCCTGCTGTATATCCCATAGCTGCGGTAATCGCCGATCGGGAAGCCACATTGGCTGCGGTTGCCGGAGCAGTCGATCCTAAATATCTTCCTGCTATTTGTTTGAGTTGTTTCAAACCCATAGTAAATTTATTTAAGGTTTTGTTCCTAAAACTAGGTGAAATTTTATCGATGTCTTTGGCAAGCTTACTCGGATTCAACATGTACTTCGCCATTCGTTTTCGATCAAAGAGTAACTGAGAAAATAATAATCCTAAATCAGTATAGATGGCCACACTCTCTCTATTCAAAGTGTCGCTCGTCATCTCCTGGATAGGATCGGTGTATAAATTTCTTTGGTGTGCTAATTCTTCGGCCGCTTTAAGCTGGTCGCTTTCCAACAGGCGCAACGGTTTTGTTTCCAGAAGTCCCTTCTTCTGGAGTTTGTCGATCACCATTTTTTGGGCGTCGTTCAAAGTTCGTAAATCTATCCGATTAGAATTCAATGAGTTTTGTAGTTCTTCTAGGGTCATCTGTTTAGTCTTCCTTTTTCTTCAAATTTTTGATCATCACCAATCACTTGTATGTCACCAAAATTCAGAACGTCTAAAAGTTGATCCATACCTTCCTTGGTATCAAAATTAGGGCTTGCTAGAAGATTATCAATTTTCCTTGCTAAACTTTTATTGATCTCTGTTTGACCGTAGGCAACGTTCTTTAATTCCTTGATAGTATTTTGGCCTATTCCCAAAGAAGTACCTTTTCTGAATTTAGCTTCCAGGGCACCCGTTAATTGTTTTTTTAGTTCTATATACTGATTAATAATCATAGTTGGACTGCCTGTAATACCAAATATCTTGGTTAATTGTTCCGCTCTTTTAATATCCTGAACGGCCAGACGATCCTTGTTTTTTAAAATATTGGCCAGGGCATAACTCGTCATCAATTGAATGGTTCTTAATTTAGCTTGAACGGCTAATGCGCCTCCTTCTTGCATTATTTTTTTATCTTTATCTATGCTATCGAAGTAATTAGTAATATTACTAATTAAATTTAGATACTCTTCTTGGTCAATCTCTTTCTTGTCTCGTTGCGTTTCAGCATTAACTAAAGCTTCGGTTTCTTGTTGATCAACCTGAGCCAGCAAAGTGGAATAATCCAAATTACCAGTCCATTGTTTAAGTATATCTCCCATTTTTCGAAAAGTTCTCGTAACCGTTCCTTTTTGTCCTATCAACTCTGGATGGGGAATGAAGATATCCAAAGCATCATTGACGTTATGCAAGGCATTCGTCAGTAAGTCCACAGTATTGGTATAGTTATTAATCGTTGAGGAATCCGCAGAGTCTACTGTAGAATCAGGTGCAGGAACCAAAATATTTCTTCCATTTCGACCATCATCATCAGTGACAAAAGCATACATTTCGCCATCATTCTTGTTGTAACGATAGGGTAGACCTGTATGAAATACACCAGATGCGTCCGTAAAATTGACGAGACCTCCCCACCCCTCCCATGGGGTTCCTGTTTCTCCTTGAGCTGTAATTAAGGCTTTTTTAATTTCCAGTTCATCTTCTTCCCGCGCTCTGTTCAAAGATATAGCCATAGGAATAACGTCTTGTCCTGCTTGTCCTAAGACATCCAAAAAGCCTTTGAATCCAGGCTGATCGGTTCTTCCTGATATAAGGTTTGCTGCCAGTTGTAACAGAAGAAGGTTCTTTGATTTTGATCCCTTTGGTCCTAGAATATCGGATACAGTTTGATTGAGGGATAGAGCCAACTCTGATCTTCCTGAACCTTCTTTAGCTGCAATGCTATCCCAATACACTCGATCCGCTTCTTTATTTTGATCATCATCGTTTGCAATCGCTGCGTTTAATTCTGCACTCACAATGGGTCCTCCATCGTCTCCTTCGTCGTCAGCCACTATCGTTGTATCCAATTTAGGAGGAGCATCAGGATTATCAATTTGATTTTCATTAACCTGGTTGACTACCTTGTCAACCTGATTCGGAGAAATCTCAATGCCTGATTCTTCATTAGCTTGTTCTATAATTTGAGTATTACTCATTCCTGGAAAAGCAGTATTTAAATCAGTAACTGACTGTTGTTCTATATTTTGTTTTACGGGTGGTTCTACAGGAATATCAATAGCTCTTGGAATACCACTCACATTAACAGAGATAGTTTCCGTCTCTCCTATTTTTTCAGCTGCTTTTCTGGATTGATTAGCTACCCAAGGAATTCCCAGAGAAGCTAGCCATAGCGCTCTTCCGTAGGGTGAATTTAGTCCAAGAGTTCCAACACCTTTAAGTTTCGGCCACGCAGACATTGCTGCTTGGCTAAATCCTCTCATTGTATAAGGTGATGAAGGAATTGTTCCCATCCCAGTTCCAGCGGCACCTATAATTGGTCTTGCTATATTTCCACTGCTACCCGGGGGTAACATAAGTTGTTGATTAGGAGGAGGCAATAAACCAATGCCACCACTTTGTAGCTTTTTAACAGAAAGTTTTCGTTTTAATTTGTTGATCATTTGTCACCTTTATTTCGGCGCAAATGCTGCATACGCGCCAATTCCTGTTCCAACCGCCTGACCTAACGGACTTGGTTGCGGTGCATAAGTTGTCTGTAACCGTTGTTGTGAAGCGCTTGGTACGCCTGACTGAATGTCAGACACAAACGCTACCCGTTGATACGGTTCTTGAATAGTTTGTAATCCTGTTTGTCGTGTCGCTTCGAGCTGTGCTTGTGCAATTCCTCTTTCAACTCCACCAGCACCCATTAAACTTTGTATATCTTGCGCTTGGCCTGCTTGTTGTAGTTGAGCCCCTTGCAAACGGGTCTGTGCTCCTTGTAAACGACCAGCTCCGGCCTGAAGTGCTGTTTGTGCTTCAAGACCTCTTTGAGTCTGAAGCTCTCCTAATGCTGACGTATAACCTTGTCCGTAAACTCCTCCTAACACGTCCGCTTTTTGTCGTTGAAGTTCTGCAATACCCACACCTTCACGTCCTCCACCAAACGCTCCAGCTTGAATAGCTCTACTAGATAGATCTGTCTCTTTGGCTGCATAACTTTCCCCTATTCTATTGACTACATTTTGAATGTAGGGATTCATTGCTGCTTGAACATCGGTCGCACTGAATTGTCGCCCGGCCGCCGTCGTGGCTCCGGTAAGATTTTGTCCCGCTGCAGTAACACCCGCATAAGCATCGGTGATCGCTCCAGCTCCCGCTCCGGTTTGACCTGCTAAAGTTAAACCTTGTTGTTCGGCTGCAGACATAGGTGCAATTTGGAATGCTGGCGGACTGGTTTTTTTCTTTGCCAGTTCCGTTGCTGCATCCATAAGACCTAATCGTCTTGCTTCGATCTCTGGTGCTTCTCTGATTGTTTGAACGTTAGTTGTGTCCGCTGGAACACCACTTCCTCCACCTCCTGAACTCATTTTTGTTCTCCTAATTCTTTGTCTAATTGCACATGAGTTTTAACATATCCTCTGGCCTTTAAAACTCGTTCCCATCCAGGTCGTGCAAATAATTCCATCTTTTTAACTCCTTGTGTCGTTGCCCACTCCTCAATCACATCCGCAAACCGAATCCACTGAATTCTGTCTCCTCCTGTTAGAATCCGAAAATTCAACGTTCGGTACTTCGGATACTGTTTAATTTCGGTGACGCCTACGGCATACACTTTCTTCTTGTCTTCGGACCAGGCAACCCATAACTGCATCAGATTTTCTTTAATCTGATCCTTAATATGGTCATGGTCAGCGTATCCTCCTGACCGGTCCAACGCAGTTTGAATAGAGTCCTTGACCATAATCCAAACCTTGTCTACTTCGTTATGTTTCCATATTCGTAACAGTTCCATTATGAAGCCATACTTTTTGCAAGCTTATTGAACTCTGCCATTTGCTTGTAAAAATATCTAGCTCCTAAATCCTTTTGTTGTTTCTTGTTCTTAGGGTCGGCCCCTAAAGCCAATCCAGCGCCTCTTACAGCTTTGGATTTGGTTACAAATTCTCCGTCGGCAAGCTGGGCAAGCATGGTGTCTTTATTTTCGGACCCTTTGCCCGCACTATCAACTACCAGTTTACCTGAAGTTCTTTTATAATTCGTTGGGTTGTTTTCATCGACTTTAGTTTTGCTTGGTAGACGATCGATCAGGCTCCCTGCCTTGACTCCTCTAACATCCATTTCATTGAATCTTGGATTGTCCGGGTGAAACCACCGTGGATCAATTTGAGGTGTTGGATAGAGTGGAATTGATCTACCTGGTCCATAGCCTCTCTCTTCGATTGGTTGATCTTCAAATGGAATCCGTGGACGTTCTACTGGTGGTCTACTTGGAATAATGTCTTGGGGCGATGGGGAATACCTATGTGGTATTTCTAACCGTCTTAATCTTTCTACTTCTTCTTCACTCGTTGCTTCAATAATATTTTGATTGGGTTGATTAGCTGCTCTTCCTCCGCGTTGAAAACTAGCGATGCCTCCTTCTTGTTTATTTTTAAAGAAACCTTGTATATCAGGCATTTGATCAGCCGTAGCTGTTGCTGAAGCTGATGCCTCTGCAGGATTTAGTCCTTGCGCTATATACATGTTGTAAAGTTGCTGCCAACTTTGTGATCCTGGAAGAGGAAATGTTTTAGATTTAGATTGTCCCCCTTCTTTTAATCCTACAATGCCTCCTTGTTGAATTCCACTGTACGGTTTGTCCGGATACTGGGAATAATCAATTGGGGCAATATCAGGGTCATCATAAGGCATGAATTGACTTGGGTTCTGTGCATAAAATAAGTTATAGCCCGGATACTTCGGTTCTGGTGGATCTACGGGATCAAACATTCCTGCTGCGTAAAGTCCTCCTCCGAGTCCTATTGATCCTAGACCTACTTTAAGAGGATCGGTCTGAGCCATGGTTATAGGAACCTGGCGCATGTTTCCTGCGGCATCTTTAACTGTTTGCATTTGTGCGCCACCTTGACCGGTTACTGGTTGTTCACTTTTAAAAATTCCTGCCGCTTTATCCCAATAACCTCTCCATCCTTCGCGCGGAGTTGGTGTTGCGGAAAAAGTTTTTTGACTGGCTTCTAAAACAGGCAACCCTTTTTTAAATTTTTCTATATCAGTTATTGTTTCTGTTCCAGCTTGAGGTAGATGGGCGACACCTTGATCAAACCCCATCACTGCTTTATCAGCTCCTACGGCTTCTTTAGGTCCTAATGCTCCCTGAGTGAGGGCCATTATAGTGGTGTCTCTAAATGCGTCTTTCCATAAATTACTACCTCGCTTGCCCCGTAACGCCCCTATTCCGACGTTCATTGCGTACATCATTGCCATTGTTTGAGGTGTCATAATTTCTCCTGTAAAATTAGTGTTATTTTACAATTTACTTAATTTTTGCGCCTTCGTCAATAAACCTACCCTTATAACTGTAGTCTCCGTGATGGGTAATATAGGCATCGACATTGGCATAAATCTTACCGCCAATTTTAGTCCAGCGTTCACAGAAAGCGAAGTCTTCCCCTTTAAACGTTCCCTTTTCTTTGTTGAAATCCGTGTCAAAAAAATTCCAAAAGTGTTCTGTTTCATGCATTTGCTGATTCAACATGGTCTGTTGTTTAATTTTCATCTCAGGGTAAGCTTTACCCATACGTTCAAAGACCTGACGTTTAATAAGCATGAAACCGGCAGGTCCGCGCGTAATTTCGGTTACTCCATTTTCAATGATAATGTTTTCAGGGTCCGGAAAAGCCATTGGGTAATAGTATCCACATTTACTGATGTGACGTCCGGATCGTTTACTGATGTCTTTGGCTTTGTCCCAGTCTACCACCTTCATTGGATATGGAGTTAAGACAATGTCTTTGTCAGCTTGGAGCATAGTTAATAAGGAAGTTTCATCAAATTCAATATCAGTGTCAACAAAGAGCATATGGGTACATCCAGATTTAAGGAAAGCGCCCACACACAGGTTGCGTCCCTGGGTGACAATGGATGACTGAAGCAAATGAAAGGTAACAGGCATTTTGTTCCGTTGGCATAGAGCCTGAAGTTCAAGGGTAGCTCTCATATAATGAATGTCCACCCCTCCGTGGCATGGTGAAGTGAAGAACAATTTAACCGGAGGATTTTCTACCTTTTTGTCCCATTCAATAGTGTCATTGCCTTTATTGGTGTTTTGTTCAAAAATATTTTTCTCATTAATAATACTTTTTTCATTAATCTTATAATTCACGCGACTCCTTTTATTTTTAAAATTTGTTTAAAGAAACTTTCCCATTCCCCTGCTCTCATATCCCAGTTATAGAAATGACGGTAATATTTTTGTTGGGCTGTTAAATGATCTAAAAGCTCAGGCTCGTGGAGATGTTTTGCTAAATACTCAACCATGACTTGAAACTTCTTAGCAAGAGTATGAATGCTGGTTTCATAATTAAGGTAATAGGCATAGTCGGTACACGTCTCAAACAGGGCTCCAAAATTGGTAACGACTGCTACATTACCCGCAGCCATAGCTTCGACTGCAGAAATACAGGATGTTTCTTCCCAAATAGACGGATAAACAAACATATTGCTTTCTTGCATCGCGTCAATAACTTCTAGATTAGGTTTATATCCAATATAATTAACATTGGACATTTTTTCCATTTTTTCATACATAGGTTGAAAGCGTTTGTCATTGTCTTCTTTAAAGTGATCTCCGTATATTTGGGTAGAACTATAAACATCCAAAGTGATTTTGGGATCTTTGATCAATTCCATGGCGCCTAATAAAACATTAAGGCCCCGCCAAGGGGTAGAAGTATGAATCAATTTAACTGGGTCTTCCAGTTTCCAAGGCTTACGTTCTTTCCATTTAATAGTAGGTAAAGCATTTTTAATGACGCTACATTTATGAGTAGGCATTTTGTAAAGATATCTGAATTTTTCATAGTTCCAATGGCTATTGAAGATGTACCAGTCATACTTTCTTAGGTTTTCGGGTTGGCTGAACCAAGGAGCAATGTTAGGCTGATCGTAGGAATTTTTCATCCATAGAACATTGATTCGATCTCGGTCGATAGGTTCCTTTTCAGGAATAGACAGAGTAATTTTTATTTTTTTAAAATAATCTTCAGATAGCCTTTTCTTAAGTTCGGCCATTTGTAACTCTGTGCCACCTAAAGGATCCATTATTTCAAAGGCTTCTTTCCAAATACATCGAGTCCTTTGGGGATTATAATTTTAATGTCTCTCCGAATATCTTTTGGGCTGGCATTTTGTTTTAATATTTCAGCTTTGACTTCGGCCTCGTCCTTATAGATATGTTTAGTTCTAATGTTGGTAATAACGGTTTTGGATTCCACTTTCATTCGTGGAACTTTCTCTCCTTTAATATCTACATAGTCCATTAAGTTCGGTCCTGCTCTAGTATACTAAGAGTAACTACGGGGTCGGCTATGCTTGACTGGACCTTAAGAATGTCGGATTCTTCTAGAATCAAAATACTACTTGCGTCTCCCGCTAAGAATTCTTGCTTAATTAAGGTGGCTAGATTTGCTTTTTGAGCATAAGGAAAAATGGTTGAAGAACTATTATCTTGAATTGAGACCGTGATATCAACACTAGCTACATTATTATTATAAACGGAAATAGATTTAATCAAAGCTACCGTTGCTGCAGGACACGTGTAAATGTCGATGACACCTGTTGTCGTCAACTCTACAAATGTATTTATGAATTTATTTGCCATTAGCGTCCCTGTCCACGGTAGGATTTATACATTCTTTTCTGGTCTTTGTTAAGCTTTTTTCGATGCCTTCCCGGACGCTTATTTCGCGTTGTGTAAACATGACGGTAACCAAAAATGTTACCTTTTTTACCCACTTAGAAAAAAGGAAACGGCTTCTATCTCATCGTTTATTTGTTCTGAATAGGTAGTATTAAGTTTTTGAATAATATTATTAATGTCTCGTCCAAACTGATTTAAATTTTCAGGTGAATAAAGGGGGGTTGCTTGAGATACAATCTCACTAATTTTTGCCATTATCTTCTGCCTCCTGCATGAATGTCTGCACGGAACGTTCCAAATCTCCACGTTTGACCAGCTCCAGTATTAGCAATCTTGAAAGAAGCTGCTCGTCCCCGTGCCCTACAACTAACGTAGGTAGTGCTCGTTGTAACAGTAAAAGGTCCTGAAATCAATGGTCCCGAAGCCGATGCGGCTCTCGCGTCCGCAGGAAAATCTCTTAATAAAATAGAAACCTCAGCATCGCCAACCTGATTTTTAAAATCGGGTATAAAACGACTAATTCGGCATATAAATTCGCCGTCTCCTGTAACATTCGCATTTTGATCAATATCAAAATCTCCAGATTCAATATTAGCCGCAATGGCACTCGTTGCTCCTCCACTTTTAACTTGATCTGTTCCTGTTTCTTGTGAATAATAAGTGGTGGCTCCCGTACCAATTCCAGAAATGGATCCTTGGGTAGGAGTTTCGCCAGTGTCATAAGCAGTAGCGTATGGTGAATTAAATACTCCTTGATCCACCCATGTTGTTCTTTTTATTAAAGTAGCATCATTTGTTACCCACACACCTCCCGGAATATTTTGTGAATCTCTGGTGTTATAAGTTACTGACCTATCACAGGTAGTGGCAGATCCAGAAGGATAGAACCAACTAATTTCATTAAATCTATCATTAACTCCAGCATAAATAATAAGTTCCGCATCGTTGTTAAGACTATCGAACACGTAATCTTCAACCAAGCACGGTAGTTTTTTCACAGACGCACCATCAAAATAAAAGAAACTATCTTCAGACATCCAGTAAATAATACCATCCACTTCAATAGCCGCATGTTGACTAATGAGTCCACAGTTAGTTCCCACTTGTTCAAAACCAAAAGTAAAAGGGGCACCAATAAATCTCATTGTAAACATAGCCGTATCGGTCCAGATATAATTACCGTTACGACCACGTAATGTCCCAATAATTTTTGAACCATCGGCAATTCGCTGTGTACCAGCTGTATTGATAGCAGTAGGAGTATAAGTGTTGATATCTTCCTGATCAGAGAATCTTATAAACATATCGTCTTGAGTAGTGGTAGTGCCAATCGTAGTCTCTGTTCCAAAAAAACATAAATGTCGATCGGAGGTGGATACCAACATGTCTCGCGAAGCAGTCGGAGCCCCCGTTATTAGAGTGGCTCGTGTATTTAAGGCATCCCCAACAGAAGGATCCCATTCAACGGCTACACTATCAAAAATTAAAGCCAATAGTTTTTGTCCAAAATTCGTCAATCGCCATTGAGCAGGATCAATAATAACTCCAAAAGCGGATGCACTGCCGTATCCCACATAATCGGCCGCGTCTGTAACAGTTACTCCATCAGTGTGTTCAACGTCACTTGTTCCTCCTGATCCTCGACTTAAACCTGAAATTACGCCAGTTCCCGTATCATTTCCTGTGTAGGTCATAAGTTCTGAATCTATAAGTAATGTTCCTGTGGCTGGAAAAGCAGCACTAGATGTAAGGGTAACTGAAGTAGCNGCAACTAACAAATTNAAAAAAGAACGTATAAAATCTGCAAAGCGAAAAAGTACATAAATACGCCGCTATTATGGATTTAAGTAATTACTTAACTCGCCGCGTAAGTGCGCTTTCGGGCGGGGAGCAACAACGCGTACATATGGCGCGTACTTTAGCGCAACTAAACGCCTTTACACAATCGGCCAAGCCAAAACTAATGCTGCTCGACGAGCCTACATCAGCACTTGATATGCGCCACCAACATGCTTTGCTCAGCTGCGTTAAAACCTTTGTAGAGCAGGGTAACAGCGCCATTATTGCAATACACGATCTAAATTTGGCCAGCCTTTATGCAACCGATGCTATTTTACTGCACAACAAAAAAGTGCTGCAAAGTGGGCCTATAAACACCGTATTAACTGAACAAAACTTACAACAAATGTACGCCATGAAACTGCACGTAAACCCTCATCCTTATAACGATGCACCCATGGTTTTTTCTCAACGTCAGGAGTTTTTATGAGAGAGCAAGCGTTAAACGATGCACGCACCTTGGTTTACAAAACCAATGCCGGTGTTATGTCGACCATTTCTAATAATTTACGCGGTTACCCGTTTGGCTCAGTAACCCCCTATATGTGCGACGAACAAGGCCGTGTTTACTTTTTTATTAGCGATATAGCCCAGCACACTAAAAACTTAAAGCACGACTCTCGTATGAGCCTTACCATATTTGACGCCGCCGACTACGGCGATCAAAACGAGCACGGCCGCGTAACGCTCGTAGGCGATGGCTCTATTGTGCCAAGTGAGCAAGCACACACTTTACTTAATAACTATATTGCCCTATACCCCGAAGCCGCTAGCTATCGCAATGCGCACGACTTTCAGTTATGGCAATTAGACGTAGTGCGAGTGCGTTACATTGCCGGCTTTGGCAAAATATTTTGGCTTGAACAAATCGAGTGGCAGGGCGAGGCAAAAAACTGGGATGAAAGCCAACAGCAAAGCATGATTAACCATATGAATGAAGATCACCAAGATGCTATGTCGCTCATATTAATGCAGCACTACGGCGTAGCCGATAACACCCCAATAATGAGCGGCCTATTACCCACTGGTTTTTATATACAAAGCCAAAAGCGTAATTACTTTATTAATTTTAAAACCCAGTGCAACAGCCCGTTAGAGGTACGTAAAGCGCTGGTTACGTTAACCAATCAAGCACGCAACAACTTAGCTAATACAGAGGAAACAGTATGAAAAAATTAATTGCTTTACTAAGTACT